AAGCAAGACGCAATAGCAATAGCTAAACACTTTAAGTTAACGGGTGATGATTTATGAAAGAATTTAAAGCGTTAAAATTTGAAGTAGTGCAAGAAGTAACAGAATTACCATGCGAAACCGAGCCACGCTCAGGTAACTGCCTTGTTAGCTTGGAGGCACTAAAAGATTCAGGAATTAAAGAGCCTGAAATTGGTAATATACATGCCTTTAGAGTGACTTACACTAATGAAGTTATATATATAAACGCCCGTGTTGTTGGTATTTCCAATGGTGTTGTAGAGTTTAAATTGATGGATGATAAGGAAGAATCAAAATGAAAGTAATTTATGAAGGAGAATTTTGCGAAATAAAATTAGATTTAGAAGGAAAGGTATACGCAATCGCTTCAGAAGAATTTACGGGATCGATGGTTAACCTTGACATAGCTTATGAAGTACCACTAAACATAGCAACAAAACTATTCCAGCGCTGGCATCAAATAGATCAAAGTGCAGAGCCTGAATTTATTGCGCGTGCTTTGAATGATGCTTTGAATAGCGAGTTGTTTGTTGAGACAATAAATGTAATAGGCGAGGTGATAAAAACACCTTTGTACACTTCTTTTGGATTTTCATCGAAAACAATTTCACATATAGTAAAATTGATCGGCGTTCCTATGTGTAACGGAGGTGTATCAGTCAAACACAACATAACAGAAGACAGAGTTGACTATTTTATCGATGGTAAATTAAAAGGCTGGTTGCCTATTGTTCGTAAGGAGATTGCACAATGAAATACCAATCAATAGGCTCTCTAGCGTGCTTTGAAATTGACGGCGTTAGAGTTTACGAGCAAGTGGGTGGAATATTCTCAGAAGGTATCAGCATGATGTATGGCGCTACTGCTGAGGGTTTAGGATTTAAGCGTTTTCTTATTAATTTTAGTTGGGGTGAATGATGGAAACTATAGAAGAAATTAATAAAGCTTATGAAATTGAGCGAGAATTAATTGAAAAGGAATTTGAATCTAAAATCAAAAGGAACAATGCAATTATATTTATTTGTGATGTGCCTTTATTGATTTGCACGTTAGCATTTTCATTTAACGTGACGACTTATATTTTAAAGGTTATGTAATGAATGTGAAATTGATAGAGAGGGTGAATGATGAAAATTTATATTGTTGTGAAATTGTATTATGATTATCACGAAAACTTACGAGCATTCGCTAACGAGGATGATGCTAACTTATTCGCTGGTAAACAAGACGCTAGTGATGGCTATTGGTTTGTAGTTGAGGGAATAGAGTTGGAGGCTAATAATGAGTAAATCAGAGCACGTAGAAATAACCGAAAAACAAGGGCATGATTCAAGGTTTTATATTACCAGCGATCAAAAAGGTATGCAATTATTACAAATACGAAGGAAGGACGGAAAAATTAGATTCAAAGAGATGTGTGATGAATATTTCACATTAAATGTCAGTAAAAAAGAAGCGCTTGATATTCTAAATCAAGCTATCGACTTTATTAATTCTTGTGAGGGTGAGTGATGAGTGAAAATAATAATAAAACTAGTGATGCATCGCTTTATGATAGGGTTAGCGATTTTGTTGATGATAATAGAAGCCTGTCCGTGTATGCCTTTCACTTTGAAAAAATCAAATTCCAAGGTGAGCTTATAAGTTCAGGCTTTATGATGGTCGATATTAGCGTTGCATTTCATAAAAAAATTACCTCTATAAGTTATAAGCTCAAGAGGTGTTCAGGAATGATAAAGCATGAAAGAGTTACCCGGGATGATATATCGCCGTTTATTGTAATGCTTACTATTTTCTTTGCGGTGATTGGTGTTGCGTTGTCCTTTTTGTTTATACCGCACTAATCAACATTATCAAACGCAAGAGTTAGCGATTCTTTCTTGCGTAATTCTTTTAACGGTATCGGTTGAAATACATCATCTAAAGTTAATTTAGCAAATTCTTTAGCTGATAACCCACCGTCTATCAATAAGTTTCCTCGCTCTATTCCCATTATATCCTGAACCCATGCGCGACCTTTTGGTCCTTGGCTTCCTTGCACTTTAAGAAAGCCGTAATATGTTGTCTCGGCATCAACCTGCTTACCGCCCGATACGCCTTTGCTGGCTCTTGTTTGCCCTGTATCGTCAACGTCATATATTGGATCTAGTATTGATGTTGTTGAATCCCTGCAAGCAGGATGGAACGGTGGCATAGGTCTGAAGGTTGTTTTTTCGCGCCTACCAGTTGAACCCCATATAATCAAACCCTTGTAAAATACTTTTGTTCCATCTACGCCCCTGCAATATGTAGATGTTCTACTATCAAGTGTTGCTATTATTTCATAACCGATAACAATATCATCATTGGCCTTGCGCGTCTGTTCTCTGGCTATGTTCGATACGCTATTTGTAGCAGTCCGGACCATTGTTTTTATTGATGCACGAGTGCCGCCTTTTGATTTACTGCCAAGTATGCCAGAGTTTTGATCAATAATATCTTTAACAATTTGCTGATTAGTTCGGCCGGTAGTATACCCAATACGAATTATATCGCTGACCTTATTTATTTGGCCTAATTCCCAATCTTTAATAAAAGGATCAAGTAGTTTAACGCCTTTTGAATCAGGGAAGATCAAAGGAGTAGATAAAACACCTGTCCAAACTTGTTGCGCGGCTGGTGCTGCCAAACTTAATCCTGGTGCTTTCACTACAGATTTAAGGCTTTTCAATTCCCATTCTGATTCACCCACCGCGAAAGGTTCAAGTTCAGCAAATAGAACATCGTCATTGTAAGAGCCATACACCGACAATGAAGCTCTACGCCACTCGTTCACTATCTGATTAATTCGCCTAATGCTACGTGTTGTTTCTGGCGAGTTATTCATTATTATAATAAGTTCATTAACCAACCTTTTTAAATATGGATCGAATAGGTTAGCTAAATGCCCGGCAAATGATTGAACATAAACACCGTGACGGCTTGCTTGTTGTATTAAAATATCTGTCATGCCATACCCGAGTCGTCATTCAATGACTTTTTAACATCATCAGTTATGAGCGCTTGTTCTGCCTCTGCATCTCTTGTTGTGCTTGCTATTTCACCACGCTGTAAGTTTTCATAGAAAGTTTCAAAGCTTATTTGTCTTGTGCCAACTGCTGCAACAAGCTCTTTAAACATGCTTGAATCCATGCCAGTAGGTATGTAATCCGTGTTAGGTCGATAAAAATTATCTTCTGTGCCGCCAATCCATTTACTGCAAAAATTTAACGCTTTTGTTATTAAGTCACCTGAAGAAATGGCAATGTCAGCAGTAACGGAATTTTGAGCTACCTTGTCTAATGATTTAGCTTCGGCTGACTCAGGGCTTGAAGATCTAGGGCGAAGTTGTTCAGCGCCTAGTGCTGCCATTCTTTGCTCGTCATCCTGTTGTGATAACCTTAACCCGTCTGCGTTACCGTCAGCCTGTAGAACGCCAAAGGTTGCATCTTGTCCACCATTCCATTTAACGCCATTCCCTATAATGATATTTTGGTTATCACCTTCATTCGCCCCTACTCCAGTTTCATAGAAAATACTAAACGAGCTATAATGGAGTTTACCGCCGTAATCTGCGCTTATACGGTAGTGATGGAAGTTCATATCAATTAACTGATCTAATACTGAGCCTCCATCTTCACCTGTATCATGCCAGAAGAACGGGATCTCTTTTGATGGTTTACCGTTTACTAATATTTTAGTTGGCCCTGATATGACCTCATCCGAATCATTATAAACCGTTTGGTGGTACTCGCCTCCGAGTAGGTGTAAGTGCCTGTACTGTTTCTCTTCTGTTATTTCAAACCCGTTTATTTTTGTAACATCTTCCATTAAAACAACCATTGAAAGAATATTTTGGTTGTTGTGCACCTCGTAATTCCAATTAATAATTGACTCAAACTTATAAAATAAAATCTTAGGTCTAATATTCCCCTCTTCAGCTTCTTTGACAGTGGGCCTTTTTTCAATAGTTGGAAAATCAACAAAAATACCAGACCAAGGGGTTATCAAAGAATTTGCGTAAATATCACCCATGAACTCGTTTAAGCTTGTTCCTTTCCCGTCAACATTATCAATAAGGTACTCTAAATTAGGTTCTATTTGCTTAACTGCATTCTTTGACTTTATCAAGCCCACCAATCCACTTACTGTTCCGTATGTCGCACCATACCAACTAGCTAACGATTTATATTTCACATAAGCTTTAGCGCCAGCAGGAGACAACCCACCCCATATTTTTATTGTTTGATTGCCGTTTTCATTCTCTACACTGCAACACATTGATGCTAGTGGTGGTAAGTCTAAAGTACCAGCGGCTTTAACTTTGCGCTCTCCAGCCAATGCACGCCTATTACGCTTAACAAAAGGTAATACCTCGTCATATTCATCGCGTGTCGTTGATACACCTGCTATTTTCTCTGCCATGTTAAAGCCTTAATTTAATTAATTGTCTAATTTTAACATAAAACTATGCGATTAGTATTTGTGTTGTTGTTCTGTTGCTAAGTACCGGATGCTCATAATCCATCATATACCGTATTGCTGTTGTTATATGTTGATAGTCAGTCTCAACCTCTAAGAATGAAGAGCCCTTTTTCAACTGAACTGTGCTTAATCCTTTATGGGTGTATTTTGCATTAACAGTATTAACAAAAAGCTTAACCTCACCGTCAGCACTCTTAATTTTAGCTCTTAATGCGTTTTGACTGTCCTTTATACTCATAGCCTTAGCCCTGACTTTACGCTTAAACGTCCAGCCATGTGATCTTAATACTGCCTCGATATCTTTATAATCCGAAGCCTGGCTATGCTTTTCTCCTGCTTTACCTGCTGGATCACCATAAATTATAACTTTTTTGTTTTTATGGTCCTTGTATCTTTCAACAAATTCTTCCGCTGATTGCCTAGCTACTGCTGATATTAGTATTATTTCCTCTAACAAATAATAATCATCACCTCTTTTAACTCCAATACCACTACTTAAAGGTGTGTAGTTAAAATCATGATACCAGAGCAATTGCTCATGAGGCTGTATCGTTTCATCTGTATGGTTCAGTACTGAGTAATCCTCGTATATCCTACCTGTGGCAGTTTCAAATGATGCCCTGAATTCTTGGCTATACTGCCTTTCCGACATTATCTTTTTGGCTTCTGCTGCCATCTCTGGAAATATCTCTTCAGTCATCCAATGGAAAACCTCATAAACATTGCTTACACCAGTTTTAGCAATTTCACATAAATCATAATAATGGTTAAGCCCGTCAGGTACACCAAGTAACCAGCACCAAGGTTTATAACCTGGCTTTGTTGGATCAACTGTATTGAGTGCCGGGTAAATATTAGCCTCCCATGCTTCAGGCTTTAAATCTGCGAATTCATCTATTCCGCCACCCGTCCACGGTATACCTTCAATACGTTGAGGTTTATCAAGTCCTAACACATGGATTTCCGACCCATTATTCATGTAAATTATTCTTTCACTAATGTTTGGCTGTTTTTTATGCGTTACTGACAATGTGAACTTAAGAAGATCATTCCAAAATATCTTTTTTGCTTGATCATGAGTTGGTGCGGCTGCGAAGTATTGCCCGGTAATTCTATTTGCTTCTTTAACTAGGAATCGTTTAAACCTTTCTGTTTTACCTGATCGTCTTCCTGCTGGTACAAGAGGGAATCTTATACCTCTAAACACAGCAGTAATTAAATTCAATTGTACCGGGTGATCCATTAATGGATACCATCTAGCTAATTGGTTATCGAGTGCCACGTCACCAGTTTTAAGCCCTTCCATTAGTTCGGTAGCCTGTCTATTAACTTGCTTATAAGCTCATCACGGCTCTTGCTTGAATCATCGCCTTGTATTTCAACCTTCTCTCTAAATCTTTCAGGTTGTCTATTGTTCAGCCAATACTTTATTGATATAGGGCAAGGTGGGTAGTTTTTAGTGTATTCTTTCTCGCCTGTTATCTCACCTTCATGTGATGCAAACTTGGTGTCAATACATGAATACCCTGTTGCTTTTTCATATAAGCTTGCAACAACATTTGCGTCTGCAATTTCTTTGCCAGCTTTTAAGGACTCCGAAAAATCTTTTTTATTAAGCTTCCATAAGTTGAGTGTAGATTCAGACACATTAAAAAAATTAGCTAACTCTTTATCTGTGTAACCCATCAAACAAAGCTTTCTAGCTTGTTCATTGTAAGCGGCTTGATACTTTGTAGGTCTGCCACCTTTCTTTTCTGCTTTAGCCTTTGGCATAATAACCCCTTTGGAGTTGTAAACATTAATGTACAGTCTACCATAAATAGAAAAGCCTGTCATTTGACAAGCTTTTGTGGTGGTGAGCGATGTTTATTTTTTCGGCTTTGGGCTTGTTGGTGTTGGTTTCGGCTTTGTCATAACACTTCCTCCTGATCTAAATTAAACACCCTAACCTTTCCGCCAGTATTACAGTCTTTAGTTGCTGCATACTCAATAGCTTCTTTTGCTGATTTTCCGAAATCTAATGCCCGTAACGCATCATAACCACCAGAGCCTACATAATCGTTAAACTTTAACTCACATATAGAAAGCACGTTATTACGGTTTGATATAGCTGAGTAAGCTTTCCCCTCCTTAATAATTAGAGCATAACACTCAAAATCATCATTTACTTTATCACCATGCTTTAGGTTTGAATAATTTTCATACTCTGCTAATTCGCCAGACACAAACCACAAGCTCCCATCTTTTTTCCTTATGGTTTTATCGAAATTATCTGTTTTTATAGTTCCGCATGATGTCACTCTTGAATCCACGGCTATTTGTTTTTTCTTATGGCAATATACTATTGCTGTCATTATTCACCCTCTTTAATTAAATGCTTTTCGCTAACCCAGCAACTCAATTTCCTGCCGAACTGATCTCTCATAGCCCTGTAACCCTTAAAGTAAATAAATACACTCTCAATTATATTTTCAGGGTATACGTATAATTTATAATCAAAACAAGAGCTTCTCAGTTTTTGGTATCTCATTCACCCTCTCTAATTAATATATCGCTATACATAACACTAAATGCAAGCTTAATTGATGTAGCCAAAAAGTTAAATCTAAACTTCTGATTGTTGTTTACCATAATATCACCCTTTTAAATTAATTTAAGTTTTGGCCCTTAGCGGAGAAAGTGGGCCTGCCTCGTCTCAGGAAGTTTCAACCCCTCCTACTCATTAGCCGTTACCTATAAGTTCGCGTACATAATGACTATCATTAAACTCGTTGACGCGAGTAGCGGTACTATAGCGGCGATAAACGCATGAGGTACACGCAAATCAGTTACATTCTATTAACCATTTTTTTTACAAAATTAATTATTCCGCGAGGTCTTTTGGATATTAGTATTTCAATATTAAGGTTAATACCTTCTGTATCTCTAACATCTACCGCTAACATGTGACACGTATTTTTACCTAGAAATATCTTATCAGGTAATATAGTGTCGTTTTGTTTACTTAACCCACCAGCAGCTTGCATACCTATTGAATCTATATTGCTTGGGAATAGCTGGTAGCCCTCTTCAGTTATTTCAGGATCAACCATCACACTAGTTCCTGAATTGGAATTTATCCTTGTGTTTAAAGGTATTTCTCTTAGTTCCTCGCCTGTCTGTTCTTTTATCACGGTGTTATTGTACATTCTCCACGTTAATAACTTAGCTGAACCAAATAGACGGATAGACTTCACAACAATGTCGCTATCACCAACACACAAAGCTATATTAAATGTTAATGCGGCATCATCTGTAGCAGATACGCTTTGCTTATGGAAGAAATAAGAAAAATCATATCCATCTTCCCAGTTTCTTTCGTCAACCGTTTTGAAAGTTTGTGTCACTTGTTAGCCTCCTGCCATTCTTTAAGCTCTACCATGCTTATTTTAGATAACTTCCATTCGTCATTTTTAAGTCTTGGCATTTGAAGGCAGTCTAAATGCCCGCTTTGCTCTGAAGCGCTACCTTTTTCAACGTGATTGACATCGTTAGATCGTGGTTCTGACATGTAGTAAAACCATGTACCGTCACTATCACATGCAATCCAATCATATGTAAACAAATCAGCATCAGGCAGATCTTTTAACCAGTATCTAGGCTCGTGACGTTTGATTAGTTTGTTGTCTTTGTACATTCCTCCGGTATGAATTGCCCCATCAAGCTCACACGTCCAAACAGACTCCCAGCCCGTTTCTTTTGATTTTAGTGATGCTGAAAAAATTCCGACACCTGTAACCTCAAAAACAGCACGTGCTTTATTCTCAAACTTTTTACCAATATCATCTTCAGTTAATTTCAATTTAGTTTCCTTTTTATCACGGGGGAACACCTCCGCAAGAGCTTCAACAAATTCATCAATCAAATGTGGGCTTTTTTTAGGCTTCGCATCATTAAATATTTTAACGTACTTCTCTGTGTTATCTTCTTGTTCTGCTGTGTATATCTCCATTAGTGCTTCAGCGTTTGGTTTCCATGAGCAAATATATCCATGCTTGACATCTCCATCATTAGGCCTTACCCAATCTATTTCTGAAGCTGTCCTTGTATCATCTTTGTAATCAACAATGTCCAAGGTTTCAACAGGAACCCAATCTTCAACAGGTTGCTCCCCTGTGTTTTCTCTGTCTGCGAATGATGTTATAAATATATCTTCATATGGCACACAGTTAAAATTAACGCTATCACTCCCACTTATAACATTCCCATTAACTATATCGCAAGCCCAATTGTGGGTCCAACAATCGCCAACACAAATTTTTATGCCTTTTTCTTGCAGCCACTTTACAGGCAATTTAATATCAGTCATGCTTTACACCTTCTTCAGTTGCTTTGATTATTGACTTGAAAACGTTTAGTTTTTTCACTATCTCGTCTATGTCATTTGTTTTGCATTCTTTTAATACTGCCGAACCAATTAACGTAGCTAAAAATAGATCTGTATTCTTCCTATTCCTATAATATGTATGAAGTGTGGTCCTACTTAATCCGACAATTTTACTTATCTCTGTAATCCCATAAAGACCTGCTTTTTTACAGTCCGCCCTTGCTCCCATTAATATTATCTCTTATTGAATTCAGCGAAATCTTAACAGTTAAGATATGAAGTGTAAAGATTTACTTTATTTTAGGCAAAAAAATACCCAGCAACAAACATTCATTACCGGGCTTTTGGTTTCTGTCTACTTACATAACCAACAAATTACCTTCGCACTATCTGTTGAACTAGATGAAACTGTTATTTCGTCACCATTCTCGCCTATGTGTTTATACATAAGAGCTAGTGTTGTTGTTGCTACCGCCCCAGGAGATATTGCAAGGGGAAGCCCTCCACTAATATCAATTGACCCGTATGAGCTTAAATCGGTTTCATCTCTAGTGCCTTTAATTAAAACATTCACCGTTTCAACTTCTGACATATTTACAATGATAAACGTTTCTATATCATCGCTAAGTGTGAACGTCTGATCCTCCGACAAATTAACTGTTGCCGTTGGGTTATTAATTCCTTCGATATGCGTATCTGTTGGTATAGTCACTTTATTGCTCGTTTTGTTGATAAATTTATTTAAAGTTTAGCACTCTTTCTTTATTGCGATAGCACTTGTTGTACATTCATCTAAAAGAAGACCGGTAGTTGTTATGTTAAATATAATGCGGTACTTTTCACCCTCAATGAGATTTGCCAATGGGGAAAATGTTTTACTGTAAAGCCCATCAACACCGACAACTTTAGGTAAAGCAACGGGCCATGATTCACCAGCAAGCAACACATCATAAATATCTGTTATTGTAACGGTAACAGTCGCGCCATTATCTAACACGGGGGTATCACCAAATTGTTCAGCAACACTTACAATATAGCTTAATTGGTTCGAGCTATTAATATTAAGGTTCATTTATAATTGCCCTTCCTGATACTTGGTTAAATATGAACGCGCTACCTGTTACCGGTGTTGATATTGAAAAAACACCGGTTACAATGCCGTTTCCTGCTACTGGTGGCGCGCCCTCTCTCCATACGCCAGAGGCCCACACAGTAGAAGCCCATAAACCACCTTTCCAAACTCCATCAACTTCTAGGCTCATTACACATCAAACGGTGCACCTGAACCGTCCCCCGTAATGGTAACTCCATTTATTTTATTTATATCTGCTGACACTTCCGAAGTTACGCTTCCAACTGATCCAGATAAATTGCCGGTTATATCTAAAGTTTGATCGGGAAGGTTTATGTTCGATAAGCCTGCGCCATTTAAGCCTATTCTTGGATAGCTATCACCTGTTTGTGGTGTGTGCCCTGCTAACGTTGATATTGTCGGTATTGTAGCGCCTGTATGCGTTATAGAGTCCAGCGTTACTTTTTCAGTGCTGAAATCGAAATCTTTTAGATCATCTAGCGTGTTTTTAGTTCCAGCTATGGAATAACCGGTTTTTCCGATATTCCAATCACCTTTCCCATTTAATGCGTTCGTTGCTATACCGGTAGATGTTATGTAATTTACTGGTATGGTCGCGGTATGGGTGATCATGTTGGAATCCACCTGGTTAGAAACGGTAAATGATAACTGGTCTGTTTTTGTCTTTATAGCGGTAACATCTGCGCCAACTGTTGATAGCACAGATGATGTTGCGTAATTTGCTGTCAATGTTGTTCTAGCATTAAGCTCAGATACCGTTGGAATATCAGCAATTGCAATGGTGTGATCTGCTGTTTGCGCTGTTCCTCCAAGGTTATTAAAAGTACCGGTATGTTTTGCATCGTAGTAACTTTGTGTGACTACTTCAAACGTTTTAAAATATGGCAATGCACCTGCAACATTTACAGAAAATTCCAATATACCTGCCGTATCTGTATCTGTAACATCAAACGATATTGAGTAAAAGCCTGATGCGTCATGTGTTGCGCTTCCTGCTGTATTCTTTTGCGAGAAAGCCGCCCCATCTTTAGATAGTTGCATGTCCGACTGTGTTATAGTCAACGCTGTCTCTGGTGTTATACCATCAGTTGAGTCAAGAAACGGCCCAAACCTTACTATTTTAGCTGTGCTTTGTTTTAAATCAGGCATATCGTAACCTTGAATAATAGTGTTGAAAAATAGGGATCTGAACGCCGCCAGTCGCTGGTATTATAACGCCAATATCTGCACCACCAGATGCTGCACCTTCTATGCCGTTCCCTGCCTTGAAAGTCCAATCGTGATTTAAAGGATCTGTATATTGATCTAAAAACACCAGACTATGTAATCCTGTATTTCCTGACGTGTCACTAGATGCATTATCGGTGAATATTGGTGCTACTGTCAAATAACACATATGCCCGCCAGTTGGCCCGTAATTAAATACGGCGCATTTATTTGTTATACCTGTGCCGTTATTTCTTCTTAAACCAGATCTTTCATTACTTGTTGCATCTTGATTGCCAAATGCAGTGATGTTTTCGTAAACCATATCAGTTGACCTGAATTTATTATTGAATTTTTTATGTGTCCTTTAGCAAACGTTTTCCATTCCGCCCCGCCAGTTCCTGTAATTCCGTCACTATAAAAATATATATCGTCAAGTTCGATAAATGAATCCGAAGCAACTGACACACGAACATCTAGAACAAGGTTAGACAGGGAAGCTGTTGTTTGTATAGTTATGTTTCTGAACTTTAGATGATCACAACCTTGCCTTAGTGTAAGTATACCGAATGTTCCACCTCTTCCGTACGGAATAAATGGTATCGTGCTGCTATCCGATTTAAAATCTTGTACTGCGCCGGCATCTGCTCCTATGGTAATAAAATTTGTTGCTGATGTTATTAGGTTGATATCAAATGTTTTTTGTACATCTGTTAATGAAGAAAAGCTTTCTAATAGCAATAGCGCGGTTTCTGGCTCTGTTAAAGTTGCCGGCCTTGATGCTTCCCATAATTGGGGGCTTGGATAATCGCCAGTACTTCCGATGGTTTTAATCGCCATAATAATCACTTACCTGATTTTCTATTTCGGACCATGACACTGTTATTTCTCCCCATTCGAAAATTTCAGAAAAGTATGGTGAAGACTCGTTTTGTGGTAATAATAATTTATTTCTTAGCTGTGAATCTCCAGGTTCTAACAATGACAATATTTCAGGTGAATCAAAATCTTTATCTGTGACTATGTAAACAATAAAGTCGTCGTTGAAATCTTCTGGTTTATTACCCTCTTCTATCCATAGCCTTTTCCTAACTAGTTTAGATAGAAAAGTATCTACTTGAAAGGCTTCTATAACCATTCCAGTTGACCAGTGTGTTTGTGTATTTTTCACCACTACTTTGCATGGCATAATATCACTCGCTTATCTTTGTCATTATGTTGCTTATGCCGTGAGCTATCTTTTCAAACTGTTTATTTGTTTCTTTTATATGCTCTTCTAGTTTTACTTTGTTTTCATCTGCAAGTATGGTTTTTTTGCTGGCTTTCCACATAAAGTAAAGTCCTGAGCTGAAAGCTAATGCAGATATAAACGCCCCTATTAGCGGAGCGTAGTAGTTAAGCGTGTCAAATACATGAAGATAACTACTTGCGCCCGAACCTGCCGATACTACGAAAGAACCTGCCGCAACTATGTTTGATTGTGTCACCCTTTAGTCCTTTTAAATATAGATAGAATCTCAACAAAACTGCTATCGTTAGTCCGGACATATAATAAAACGCTCTGTATTCCTCTAACAGCTCTAACAAAATATCTGCTAAAGTTTGCAGTTGCTGTATTAATTCCATTAATTGAGATCACCATAACCATTATGTACACCAATAAAATAAGCTCGTTGTAATAAATTCTCGCCATGTCATATACTTGCATTACCAGCCCTGAAGCTACCAAACCTTGATAATATTTGTATTCTAATGAAGATATTACCATAAAATGAACAAATGCTGCAAATAGGAATACCAAGCAGTAATATTT